ATCTCAATGCCGTTGGTCATCAGTTTATAATCCTGAAAAGCTGTTCCAAGAGCCTGAAGCTGTCTGCGGAGCCTGTCCATAACTGACTTGGTAACAAGCAGAATTCTATCCGGCTGTTCGCTGAGTTCACAAGGTGCTGAATCAATCACGTTATTGATGGCGTTATACATCAGAAGCGGAGTTGCTACTGAGAACTGAAGGGCTATTGATACCTGATCATTTCCGGGAAGTGCAACATTCTGATCCGGGTTCACGGCGTAAATCTCGGCAAACTGTTTCCAGAAGCCATCAATTACGTTGAAGAAGTCGGGATCAATACCGGGAGTGAGAACACCAGCAGGGAAATTAGCAGCATCCACATCACCAAACCATGCGTGACGGAATACCATTTTTTTCAAATCCTTTGCAATAATCTCTTCAAGGAAGGTGAAAATTTCGGTATTGGTCAGGTTGAATGAATCTGCACCGCAATTAACTGCCATTTTCATAAGCGTATCGGCGAGTTCGTCAATACACATATCGATTATCAGTTCCAGATAACGGGGTTCCCATGTCTTTTCAACGGCAGGGAGTTCATAACATTGAGCAACAGGGTTACAGGACTGAGCGGCTTTGCCGACAAGTCCGAAACTACCGGGAATAACACCGATTCGTTTATCGTTCTTAATTCCGGTGACAAGCGTGTGGAACTTAACAAGTTCCGGTGCTTCGAGGACAGCTTCGACGACAAGTTCGTTCAATGAACGTAACTCATCTGCGGTAAAATGCAGTGCGTCAAGATTGATTGTGTGGCCACATACGGGCGAAGTTTGAGACATAGTTATTCAGATTTTGCGTTTTGTAATTTTTCACGAAGTTCTTTAACCCTTGTGAGGTTTATTTCTCCGACCTTTTCGGCCGTTGATACTTTTGTTCGGGTGTCGGGCTTCCAACTGTTTTTCAGTTTTGAAAGTTCATCGACAAGTGCTACGGCCTCGGCTTCCTTTGCCTTGAATGCGGCCTGTGCTACTGCGGCCTTTTCTGTTTCGACCTTTGCATTTTCAAGTTCTGCGGTCAGCTCTGCAATCTTTGCCTGAGCAAGTTCCAGTTCTGACTGTTCAGCTTCACGGATCTCGGTAACCTTCCCGTCAGCGACGACAATAGTTTTTCCGCCTTCCATTTTGTATTCGCCATCCGGGGAAGCAGTATCACCGACGGCAGGTTCGCCCTCTGACTTTTCAAGGTTCAGTTGTTTCCCATCGACATCTGTTAATGTCAGGTTCTCAGCTTCCACCCTCGAAAAGTTCTTAATCTTGGAAATCGCACTATCGAGTGTCGATCCCAGTTTTTCAAAAAAAGCCTTTTCGTCCATAATAAATTTATTTTTCGGTTTTATATAAGCATAAGCAAGTATCGGTTCAATGATCTTTGTAGCAAAGCCAAGCATAAGCATATCATCGGCAGATAGTTTCGTATCATTCGACATATACTCGGCAAGTTTTTCCGGGGCTGTCCCGGTACGTTCAGAATAAAAATTTAAGATTTTTTGTTCTTCCTGTTTTAGCGATTCAGCCAGCTTTTCAAGGTCGCCTGATTCATACTGATCGGCCAGCGTGTACGGAGGGATAAATGGATTATGAATCAACCCGTCAGCATTTTTCATCATCTCCCGTTCTGATCCGGCAAGGAAGATAATAGTGGCGATTGAATAAACTTTCCCTTCGCCTATTGTCTTAATTTTTTTCCCGGAAGACATCAGCAGGTCAGCTATTGCCCATCCTTCCTGAACGTCACCACCCCGGCTGTTAATTCTTACTGTTATCTCAGTATCGGCCTGATGGTCGTCGATAAAATCTGAAACCATCTTTGAGGAGATCATTTCCGGGCTGTCCATAAACAGACCGCCGGGGAAGGGCTCACCTATATCGCCGTATATTTTAAGGACTGCCATTTAGAAATCCTTAAGATCGTCAGACATATAATAGGAAAGGAAATAATCAACTGTTGATCCCTTATTTACAGTAGCATAATAAAGATCAAGGAAGGCTTCTGAAATTTCTGTGTAATCCATAACATTCAGATTTAAAATCCAAATGTATGACAGTAATCAGATAATACCTTCCATATAATTAAGGAATAAGAATCCCGGAGCCGTGAACAATAATCTCACAGCCTTTTAGCTTAAGTGCAGATTTAAGATTTTGGAAGTGCCGTTTTATACGGCCACATAACGGGCGGTCAAGGTGGGGATGGTTAGTAAGATCAACGCCGAAAACGTGTATCTCTGTTGCTTCATGGAATTTCCAAGCTATCTGAAAAGCTACGAATGGCGACATAAAAGATTTTTGAAATCCATAAGTATCAAGGTTGCAGATACGATCAGGGAATCCATTTTCCAGTTTAATCTTTACAAAGTCTTTCCGGTAATCCCATATTACTATCTGAGAATAAAATGATTTCGGTCGGCTTTCATTAATTATTTTTATTCTTTCCGGATTAAAAACTTTCGGATGATCAAGGCAAACAATATAATCTGTCTTGACATATTTCCAGATGTCATTAACTCCGATAGTCGTTTCAAATTTATAAGGTTCATCTTTCAGGAATAAATTTATCGACTGTCCGGTTCCAAGTACTGCTACCTTTTTCATCTTTCCCAGCTCCCTTCTATTTCTGATTTTCCACGCCTTGCCCTATCATGCCGTGTTCCGGCTGTATTATGAATAACGTAAACAGGTTTTATTGAATCCCACGCCCATCCTTTCCCGGCAGTATGACCAAGATCAGGAAATCGTTTAATGATCTTATCGGTTAATCCTTTCCGATGAATATCCAAAGCGGCTTTAAAGCAGGGTGCGCCATGATGACAATACGGGGCGAATTTACGATATTCAGATATTTGCAGTAAATGAAAGAACGGATGAAGCATATACATATATCCCTGATGCTTATGGTGTGGCTGTGCGCCGTATTCAAAACCATCATATCCGGTCTTTTCAAGATAACCGATTCCGTAAGTATCCGGCTCCATCATATCTAACATTTGCTGAACTGGCGATTTGATCATTTCAATATCGCTGTCAAAAATCAAAGCAAATTTTGTTTTACACATTCCGATAGCTTTATGCATTCCTTTGCCATGACCAATATTGAAATTACAAACCACTACGGTAGTAAATTCATCTGCTATGCTTATTACATATTTCTGACATGGATCATTCCGATCAGAACCATCAATAATAATTATCGGCATCGTAGGATGAAATAACCGGACTGATTCTATTGCAGCCTTTATAAAATTTATTGTGTTATGAGTTACTACAATTCCTGTTACATCGTTTAGTGTATTCATCTGTATCGTTTATGTGAAAGTATATCGTAATGCGGATCACGCCTGCCGTAGTATTTAGAGTAAATTTCTGAATCGCCCTGAATCTGTTTAATTAAAAATAGCATTTGCGGATCAGGTAACATATTCAATAATCTTCCGTGTCCGGCTCCGATCCCTGCCCGTCCGGGCATACCCTTCATTCCGAGTGCAAGATTTGATTCATTAAATAAGCCAACTTCTCCCCGGTGAACGTACATATTTGAATGTAGCTTTTCAAAGAATTTAAAATCTATAAACCGTTCCCGGTAACAGGAAGCAAATAGAGGGATCATTTCCGGGCGGAAGGCCAGTTGAAATAAGCTCACGTGTGAAGTATTCCGGTTAATAAAATAGTTCCGGTAATAAACATTGTAATAAACCGTATTCATTTCTCCCAATACCTTTACGTGTTCAAATCTTGCCATCATGCGCTCAAGATATTGCGGACGGTAATAATCATCATCCTCGATTATAAATATAGCTTCAATATCATTAAGAGTAAAATTTGCTTTTATTGCATTTATTCCGGCCTCGATATTACGTCCCTGAGTATTCTGTCCCGGCGACCAGACAGGCTTCGGGTAGATCTTCATTATTGTCCAGTTCGGTTTAAATGCTTCGGTAACCTGTGCGGTCGATATTGGAATAGCATCATCAATAATAATCCAAACAACTTGCCCGGTGTATGTTTGTCGTTGCATGAATCGTTGGCAAAGGTCGAACTGTCCGGGACGGGCTCCGGTCGGAGTAATGAGTACTATCATTTGGCTGTCATTATTTTATATTCCCACATTTTTAGCGTTTCGATTGCCAGTTTTTTTAGTTATTCATATTTTTTGTTTTAAGTGAATCATCAAATACGATACAGTTATTATTAATTGCTTCCAAATCATTCAGGGTACGAAGGCCAAACCTATGCCTCCAAAGATCATATTTTTTATTCCATTCTGCAAGGCTTTTCGTCACGTAATGATGTATGACGGCTTTCGTCCGGCTGGAATCAGTCCATGCATCCGGGTAAGGCTGGAAATCTTCATTCACCAGAGGACGTTCAGAAATACAAAAATGTGGATGGTGGATCTGTTTACAGAACTCCCGGCGGATGATTGTTTTCAGGTGAAAACTCCCACCGTTAAGAATCCATCCACAATTATCAGGCATACGCCAAAAGTAATTATCACGAACAAATCCCTCAGGCTTTTCAACGTGCCCTGATGTTCCAAATATCCGCCAGTTTATTCCAACACCACCGAACTCTTTATACGGCTCAAGGAAATCATTAATATCTGAGTGTTTTTTCAGTACAATAAATTCATCAACATCAATCCGGGCGATCCAGTTTGCATCAAAGTTTTTCACCGTATCATTATGGCAGTTATCTTCTGCCGATCCTTCAAATATCCGGTGTTCAGGTATTACAGTTGTATGTTTTCGTTTTTTTACGGGGACTGAGGATTCATTGTCATAAATAACGATATGATCAAATCCGATACTTAAATGATAATCAACCCATTCGTCGAGATAATCGTTTTCGTCCTTTACCTGTGTACTGATTATTGAATTATAT